CCCTGCAGGTGCAGCCATGAGCCAGGGCCAGCCGCACGACCTCTACAAGACTGGCGACGCAGACGCGCCGGAATCCATTCGCGACCGCAACGGCGAAGTAGCGCTTGCGCTGTGCCGGCGCTGCGGCAAAGGCGAGCGCGACCTTGATCCGCGCGGCTGCCCCGACGCGCCCCCTGATCCTTTCTTGGCGTTCTACGGTAACAAGATGGTCGGCATACCTGCCGCACCAACGCCGGCAAATGCAGTCGCGCTCGCGATAGCGGACCACATTGGACACAACCGCGGCGGTCAGGTTTGGAAATTCACGCAAGCGTTACGCAAAGCCCAGGCGCAACTTTCGGCATATGACGCGATCGTTACGGCGCTGCGTGAAATCGAGACGATTTGCACGGAAAGCGCTGGCGCCTGCCGCAAGCGTATGGGCACACGCGCTGGTAACGCACTCTCTATTGCGCGCGCAGCGCTGCACAAGGTGCAGTCATGAGCGCCATAGGCAACGGCCCAGGCCCGCTGTTCAACGGCTCCGCTCGTGCGGTCGCGTTGACGGCCGAGCTGACCGCAAACCCCGTGCGCTTCGCCGAGCTGTACGGCTGCCACAGCGACGACGCGCGCGACCCGCTCGCCCTGTTGTGCGCGATCGTGCTCCGCAGCGGCGACGCGCAACGCGAGTCGTTCCTCGAAGCGCGCGCCCTAGTCGGCCGGATCATCCGCGCCGAGTGCGAGTTTCGCCCACTGGCGGAAAAGCTATGAGCGCCGTACTTGCCGCGCCGAGCTTCGCGCCGCCGCTGAATCGCTGCGCTGCCATTTCCTACCGCGTGCGCGAGGCCGCGCGCGCTTTGAACGCGCACGTCGACGTGACGGTTAATGCCGTCTCGCTCGCGCTCGATCACTACGCCCACGGCGCAAGCGCTTATCGCGCGATCAAGCAAGGCGAAACCCACATACGTGAGCAGGTGAGCCAATGAGAGACAACCGAAACGACGAGACGCCCTACGCAGTGATTTGCCAGGGCAGCGATATACCCGGCACGTTGCCGTGCGGTCGCGTGTTTTTGACCGAGGAACAGCACGACCAGCAGCTAGCCCGCTCTAACGCCGGCTGGCACTGCCCGAAGTGCGGCGGCTCCGCGGAATGGGACGACTCGTGCCAGTTGACCGACCCGAACGACGGCGCCGATGAGTACGAGCCGGCAACGTCGCTGCAATTCTGCGTCGTGAGTCCCGCTGACGTGTTGCGCCTGCTCGGCGCGCACGCAACCGCTATGTGCAAGGCAATGCACGCGGTAGGTAGCCGCGTTACCTGCGATCCGCCGCCGACCGACACGGACGCCGACTACCTCGTACTTGTCGACCGCGACGCGTTTCAAGACTTCGGCGACGCGCTCGAAATCGACGCCGGCTACGAAATGGGCGGATCGGGCGACGCGCCGGCATGGATCGAGGACGAGCACTTTCGCTCGTACCGACTCGGCGACGTGAACGTGATCGTTACCGACAGCACGGAATTCCACAAGCGCTTTCTCGCCGCGTCGTCTGTCGCGCGGAAATTCAACCTGCTGCAAAAGCCTGACCGCGTGGCGCTGTTTCAAGCCGTGCTCTATGGCAACGCGGCAAACGCATAACCCAACCCAACACAACACGGGAGCATTGCAAATGTATACCGACGCAAAAGTAGTTGTTGCCGATGCAATCGCGAACGCGCGCCGCGCGATCGACTACAGCGACCGCGACGAGGCCGCGCAGCGCTGGCACGACGCGAAACGCCGCGAGGAACAGGCGAAGGCCGAACGCCTCGCCGCCGAGGCCGACATTGTGCGGCTGTTCGGCGCCAAGGACAAAGGCGCGCAGACCGCGAAAACCGACCTGTTCAAAGTCAAGACGACAGGCAACGTAAATCACAAGGTCGACGAGGCCGCCTACAAAGCCGCCAAATCCGAAATTCCCAAAGCCGTGCGCGATTCCGTCGTGCGCGTCAAGTACGAGGTTTCCGTTTCCGGCTTCAACGCGCTGCAGGCAGCGGACCCGGAAATGTACTTGAAGGTCTGCCGTTTCGTTTCGATCGAGCCGGCGAAAACGTCGGTCGAAGTCGAAAAGCTGTAACCCCAACCGCCACAAAGGAGATACGCGCGACATGAATACCCGTCTGTACAAGTTTTTCCGCAAGGACGACGCCGGCAACCCCGTGCCCGGCAGCGAACGCTTGATCGAGGCCGCGAGCGATGCAATCGCGATCAAGTACGGCACAAAGAACACGCACGGCTGCGTCGTTGCCACGAGCAGCGAGGCCGTGAAGCTCGGCAAGTCCGGCGTCGAGGTCGAGGTAGTGCCGGTCAAGGAGAAGCCGACCAAGACGCCGGAAACGCCGCCCGCGGCCGGCAGCGAGGCCCAGGGCGACAGCGGCAGCGAGACGCCGCAGGGCGACACCAAGCCAAACGGCAAGAAAGGTGGCGGCAAGAAGTAGCCAGTTAACCCGGCGAGTGCGGAGCGCCGACACCGGAGCCCGCCTCAGACGACGCGACGCAACGCCGCAGAACGCTTGCGCATTCGCCGACCTAACCCAACGCAACACAACACCGGAGAAAAAACCTCATGGCAATGTCACTTGAAAATCTGCGCCGCGGTAAACAAATGCGACCGCCGCGCATGGTGATTTACGGCGAGCACAAAATCGGCAAGTCGACATTTGCCGCGAGCTTCCCGAACACGGTCTTTATCGCGACCGAGGAAGGGCTCGACCATATCGACGCGCAGAGCTTCCCGCTGTGCACGAGTTACGCCGACGTGCTCGCGTGTATCAGCGAGCTTTTCAGCAAGCCGCACGACTTCTCGACCGTCGCAATCGACTCGCTCGACTGGCTCGAAACGTTGATCTTTTCCCAGGCGTGCAAGGACTCGGGAAAGAACTACACGAGCATCGAGGATTTCGGCTACGGCAAGGGTTACGTCGAAGCGCTCAAATATTGGCACGAAATCCTGGGCGGCCTCAACGCGCTGCGTGACAAGCGCGGCATGGCCGTGGTCTGCATCGCGCATCACGCAATCAAACGCTTTGACGCGCCGGACACGGAAAGCTACGACCAATACCGGATCAAGCTGCACGACAAGGCCGGCGCGCTCGTGCAGGAATGGGCCGACGTGATCGGGTTTTGTGCCGAAGAAACGCACACGAAAAAATCCGAAGCCGGATTCAACAAGGAAGTCGTGCGCGCGATCGGCACCGGCCGCCGCCTGTTGCACCTGCGCGGCAAGCCGAGCTTTCAGGCCGGCAACCGCTACAACCTGCCGCCCGCCGTCGAACTCAATGCGAACGCTTTCTTTTCCGCGTTCAACGCCGCCAACGCGCCGCCAGCGCCCGCAGTCACGACGGAGCCCGCAGCCGCCGCGGCCTAGCACGCCAGCCCGCAACACAACACAAACCCTCACACAGCACAGGAGTTTATACAATGGGAAATCTGCAAAGCATGTTCAGCGCTGGCGGCTTCGACGCAAACACGGTCGAGCCCGCCCAGGACTTCGCTGCAATTCCGTCCGGCGAGTATCCGGCAATTATCAATGATTCCGCGATCAAGCCGACCAAGAACAAGACCGGCGAGTACGCCGAGCTGACGCACCAAATCATCGACGGCCCCTACAAAGGCCGGCTCGTGTGGGCGCGCCTCAATCTCGTGAACAGCAACGCCCAGGCGCAGGAAATCGCGCGCCGCCAGTTTTCCTCGATCTGCCATGCGGCCGGCAAGCTGCAGGTGCAGGACACGGCCGAGCTGCACAACATCCCGCTCGTGATCCGCGTCGAATTCGTGCCGGCTGGCGCCGATGGCAATAGCAAGGACACGAACGAGGTCAAGGCGTGGAAGTCGATCAAGGACGCGCCGCCGGGCGGCACCGTTGCCGCGCAGCCGGGAGCCGTCGCCACGCCCGCCCAGGGCGCTGCGAACGGTGCGACCGCGCAGCCCGCAAAGCCGGTTTGGCTGCAGCCGGGCGCCGCGCAGTAATCGACCGTTGAGCCGGGCCTAAGCGCGTCCGCGTATTGCCCCGCGGCGCGCCTCGTCGGAGACACGGGCGGCCCGGCTCCCTTTTCACAACTATAGGTTTATACAAATGGCGAAGCTGCCAGTGATGCACAAAGACCCGACCATAGACGCCATGCGCGAGGTTGCGCTAGGCGACGCGCATGCGGCAGAACAACCGCGGCGCTATTTAGGCATGTCGTCTATAGGCGAAAGGTGCGAGCGCAAACTTTGGTACTCGTTCCGCTGGTCTTTCACTGTTTCGCCGTGGCTCGCGCAAGACGAATCGCAAAAGCTGATTGCAACTTGGGCCGCAGACGACGGGCACCGCACGGAAGCGCTCATGGCTGCACGCTTGCGCAAGGTTAAGGGTATCGAGCTGCACACGCTCGACCCGCGAACCGGCCGGCAAATCGAATTCAGCTACCTGGGCGGGCATTTTTGCGGGCATGCGGATGGCGTCGTGCGCGGCGTCCTGCAGGCGCCTAAGACGTGGCATGTGTGGGAACACAAGGCGAGGGACGAGGAATACACGCGGCTGCTACAAAAAGCGATTAACGAAAAGGGAGAAAAGAACGCCCTGCAGGAATGGGAACCGATCTACTACGCCCAAGCCGTCATGTACATGGATTCAATCGACATGACGCGCCACTACATGACGGTTAGCGGCCCAGGCGGGCGCGTGCCGGCGATAGGGCTGCGCACCGATGCCAACCCGGACTTTGCGCGAGCGCTTCGCGCGAAAGCCGAGCGCATCATCCGCGCGCAAGAGCCGCCGCCGCGAATCAGCGACCAACCCGCTTGGCATGAGTGCAAGATTTGCCCGGCCTGGAACGTTTGCCACGGGAACCGCGCGCCGCCAGTGAGTTGCCGTACGTGCGTCCATGCGACGCCGGAAATCGAGGGCGAGGGCGGCCGCTGGTCGTGCGCCTTTCACAAAATCGATATACCCGAGCACGGGCAGCGCGTCGGCTGCGACTCGCACCGATTTATTCCGGCGCTGATTCCATACGCAAAGCCGGTCGACGCCGATCCTGCAGAAAATTGGATCGAGTACGAGCTTGCAAACGGCGTGCGCTTCCGCAACGGCGTGCACGGCCCCGACAGCTACGAAAGTACGGAGCTGCACCACGCACAGCCCTGGGTGTTTACCGACGAGAGTTTCCGTATTGCTCGGCGCGAATTCGGCGGCCGTGTTGCCGGCGCCGAGTCTGCCGAGTCGCAGCAACAGCCAGCCGAGGAGACAGCATGAGAGCCCGCTACCGCACGAACGTTGCGCCCAAGTATCGCAGCGACGCAGAGCTTGCCGTCATCGCGCGGCACACACAGCAAGAGGCCGAGAGGATCGGCGCGCCCGTGCACGTGAGCATGGCGGAAAGCGGCAAAGTGTACTTTTGGAATCCCGACAAGCTGCAACCGGGCTCGGCCGCAGTCCACACGTCGCCGGGCTGGCTCGTTGGCGTCTTCACGGCCGATTGCCCGCGCATCGTGATTTTTGACTCGCTGCGCTCGCGCTGCGACGAAATCGAGAGGGCCGCGGCATGAGCAAAGACCTTACATTGCGCGAGCTGCAGACGCAGCTACCTTGGACGGTGCATTACCACCGCGACTTTCGCGCGGCGCCGATGACACACAAGGATTTTGGTCACGCGCTGCTGCACGTCTTGAAGGCGGCCGGGAAGCTCGCAACTGTCGTGAACGATGCCGAGCACGGCGGGAGCGAATTCAAGCCCGAGGAAGTCGACAAGTACGTTGCGGATTTTGTCGTGTGCGCTCTGCGCATGGCGAACACCTGCCCAGGGCGAACGATCGACCTACAGCGCGCCGTCGAGGATCGCATAGAAGTCAAGAATCAAGCCGAGCTGCGCCGGGAGAAGCAATGAGAATCCCTCAGTTCCTTTGCGCTTTGATCCTGGGCGCTGTCGATCGCGTCGCCGAGTCGCGGCCGCCCGATCAATTCATCGGCGGAAAGGTCAACACGTACTTGCGCCGCTGGTGGCTGAACGCGTGGCGCTTCTACACAAACGAGTCGCCGCATTGGTGGCAGCGGTTGCTTGTCGTCTTCCCGCACGCGTACCTGCACCATTTCCTGCGCAGCGACGACGACAGGGCGTTGCATGACCATCCTTGGTGCAACGTGTCGGTGCTGCTGCGCGGCGAGTATACGGAGCACTCCATTGCGGCCGGCGGCATCCATGTGCGGCGCATTCGCCGGGCTGGTGACGTTGTTTTCAGGCGCGCCAAGTCCGCGCACCGGATCGAGCTGCACGCCGGTAGGTGCACGACGCTGTTTCTAACCGGCTTCCGCGTGCGCGATTGGGGTTTCCATTGCCCGCAGCGCGGTTGGGTTCACTGGCGCCGCTTCGGCAATCCCGACGACGGCGGCGAGACAGTCGGCGCAGGGTGCGAAGGATGACCACGTTTCGCACGCTAGACGTGATCGAGCTTAACGGCACAAAGCTGCCGATGCGGCTAAAGAACGTGCTCGCGAAATTCGACGCGCTCGCTACGGCGCTGGGCAAGGATCGCGCGCCGCGCTCTGTGAAAATGTTCGATCGCGACTACCGCGACCTACACGCGCACGTCCGCAGCAAGCACGGCGCGCAGTACGGCGCAGAGTCCGCGCGCTGGCATGGCCTGCCCTTCGAGCGCGTCAAGCAATGACGGCCGGCACGATCGTGCAGCGGCCTTACGGCCGCGCTGCAATCGACGCGACCTACAAATTCCTAGACGATCGGAAGGACAACCCGTGCGTTGTCGTGCCGACCGGCGGCGGGAAGTCCGTCATTATGGGCGGCTTCGCGCAAGAGCTGGTGACGACGTACGACAACACGCGCGTGTGCGTGCTCGCGCATGTAAAGGAACTCGTCGGCCAGAACGCGGACAAGCTCAAAAAGATTTGGCCTAACGCGCCGATCGGCGTCTACTCGGCCGGCTTGAAGCGGCGCGACAGGTTCGAGCCGATCATTTTCGCAAGCATCCAAAGCGTTTACGACAAAGCGCCGTACCTGGGCCGCTTCGACGTACTCAAGGTCGACGAGTGCCACCGTATACCGCTCAAGGCGGAAGGAACCTATCGGCGTTTCATCGGCGACGCGCTGCGGATCAATCCGAAGCTCCGCGTGGTCGGTTACACGGCGTCGCCGTGGCGCCTAGGCGGCGGTCCGATCTGCGCACCTGAAAACGTGCTCAACGAGGTTGCCTACGACGTACCGCTAACGCACCTGATTGACGAGGGCTACTTAGTACGCCCGATCAGCAAGAACGGCGTCGCGCGCCCGGACCTTTCGGACGTGCACATACGCGGCAACGAGTACATAGAGGGCGAAGCGGCAAACGCGATGATGCGCGGCAACCTTGTTGCCCGCGCGTGCGACGAAATCGTGCAGCTCTGCGCGGACCGGCGCGCGTGGATTCTGTTCGCCTGCAATGTCGCGCACGCCGAGCGCATCCGCGACGAGTTGACCAAGCGCGGGCACCACGGCGCGATCGTGTCGGGCGAGACGCCCTCGACCGTGCGCGATGCCTATATTGCCGATTTCGCCGCCGGCAAGCTGCGCTATCTCGTCACTGTGAACGTGCTCGCCGAAGGCTACGACGAGCCGCGCATTGATGCCGTTATCATGCTGCGGCCCACAAAAAGCCCGGTTGTATACACGCAGCAAGTCGGCCGCGGCACGCGCGTAAATTCGAGCCCTGACTTTCACTATCTCGCGACGCGCGAGGAACGGCTCGCGGCCATTGCTGGCAGCGTCAAGCCTAACTTTCTCGTGCTCGACTTCGCCGGCAACATCCTTGAGCACGGCCCCGTCGACTGCATCGTTGTCGAGAAGCCGAAAAAGCGCGGCGACAAGGCGGCGCTCCGCAAGCAACCTGCGAAGGAATGCCCGAAGTGTCACAAGGTGCACGCCGTGCAGGTCCGCACGTGCGACGAGTGCGGATACGAATGGCCGGCGGCCGAAGCGCGCCACGACGACACGGCAACCGATGCACCGATTTTGTCGACCGAGTTAGCTACGCGGCACATAGAGCACAACGTCACGGCCGTGAGCTACGGCAAGTACGAGAAGGAAGGCCGGCCGCCGTCCATGCTCGTGACGTACACGTGCGGGTTCCGCTGGTTTCGCGAATGGGTCACGTTCGAGCACGGCGGCGAAGCGCGAGCCCGCGCCGTGCAATGGTGGAACGAGCGCAACACGACGCGCGACCTACTCGTGCCGCGAACCGTCGACGATGCGCTAGAGCAGGCGCAGGACCGCTTGCGCTCGCCTGTTGCGCTCACGGTTAACCACGTCGGCAAGCACGACACAATCGTTGCGTTTCGCTTCCAATGACCCGGCGCTACCTACTCGGACTGTTCGCGATCCTCGCCGCCGGCCTCGACATAGCCGAGCCGGCCGAGCTTACCGCCCGCGCGTGCTTGGCGTTCGAGGGCTACGCCGAAGCGCGTAGCGAGGGCGACGCCGGCATGCGTGCCGTCATGGGCGTAGCGGTCGAGCGCTCGCGCGATCCGCTGCAGCGCTGGCCTCGTGACGTGTGCGCCGTCGTGCTGCAGCCGCACCAGTTTGCCGGCGTCTTGCGCTGGCGGTCGCTGCCCATGCCGGCGCCGGCCGATCGGCGAGCCTGGGCGCGCGCCTGGGCCATTGCCGGCGACGTGATCGACCGGCGGCGCGTGTCGCTTTGCGACAGAGCAACCAGTTTTGACCGCGGCGGCCGCGCTCGCGGGCTCGTACCAGTGTGCAAGCGCGGCGCTCATACCTTCTATATAGAACCGCCCGTGACGGGCTCACAACGTGGAGAAATATACAATGCAATCAGCGCTCGCACTAAGTAGCTTCAAAGGTGATCCGGTCGACTTGATCGGCGTCGCCGAACGCGTGCCGAATCCGAACGGCGTCGAGGCATTCATAAAACAGGCGTCGCGTGACATGGGCGCCGTGTTCGTTCGCTTGGCAACGCGGCTGCGCACCGCGGAACTCAAGGGCGACGAGCTGCGGTTTCAGGTCGGTGCGTTGAGCCTTGCGCGCGACGCCGACGCCGAAACGATTCGCAACCTTCGGCGCGAGCTGTCAACGCCGCACATTCGCGTCGCCGTCGACGTGCGCAATACGAAAGCCTACGACGATTTGTCGTTTGAGTGCTTCGAGCTGCGCACGCAGCGCAACACGCTGCAACAGCGCAACGAGGCCCAGGCGGCAACGATCGGTAACTATCAGCGTCGCGACGACGAGAATAACCATAAGCTCGCGCGGCTCGGCGTGCTCATGTCGCAGGCCACGCAAGAGCTGTCGCGGCGCCAGGAGATAATTAACCGCGCCCACGAGTGCGACCGGATCAATCGCGAGCAGTTCGAGAAGCGCGGAGTTTTGTTGCAGGCCGTGAACGCGCAGTGCGAAAAGGGCGCCGCGCTGCTGCAGGCGTGCAACGAGGTCAACACGCGGCTTCGTGGCGACGTGGCGGCGCGCGACGAGGAAGTAGCCCGGCTGTCGAAGCTGGTCGACTCGCTCCGTGCATCCAACAGGCGGCTGCGTACGACCACGCTTGCGGCCGCACCGAAGGCGAAGGCCCGCAAGTGATCGAGGTTGCCGCAATCGTCGACAAGCTCGACGAGCTGCTACAGGCGACGCGCGCGGGTGCAATCCCCGTGCGCGAGCGCTGGCTCGACGCTGCCGGCGTCGGTGCGATCCTGGGGCGCGAGCCGCGCTACGTGCTCGAACGCCTCGCCTGCCGGCCGGACTTTCCCAAGCCGTTCCCTGACGGGCAACCGCGCTGGCTCGCTGGCGAGGTCATGGATTGGGCATTGGAGTACCGGCGCGAATTCGAGAAGACCGGCCGCAAAAGGCGCGCTGCTTAGTCTGGCTGCGAGCGACGCTGCACTACAGTCTTGTTTGTTATTCGCCTGTTTATCTTCTCTTTCCAAGCCTTCTGCTTTGTCGAGAGTTTTCTTTTGAATCTAGTTTCCATTAAAAACTTGTACTCGCTTTCGTAGATGTAACCGAACCTGTAAGAGTGCTCTATTAAATCCTCGTTGGCATTCGCTGAGCTATCTTTAGCGATTCGCTTTAGCCCGTCGAATAACGCGCCAGTTTCTATGCCAATAAACCTATTTATGCAGACGTTGCCGACAAACGTCCTGTTGCCATTAAGACGATTTTCTATATAGCAGTGTTCTTTGATTTCCTGACTACACGGGCAGTTATCGAATTCCTCGCTAATCTCTACACCGATCAAGTGCCATTCCTTGCGCGCAACTTCAAAATTCTTCGCTACCGAAAGCGGAAGGATATGGGCTTTAAGTTGCTCCAAGTTGTGCTCTGACATAGCACCCGAGCCTGTAGAAACGATCAATGCGAAATGTTTACAACATCCTTAACGACATTCAGCGCCTGGAAAGCAACACCGTCCAGCTCGCCTTGCATGTCGCCGATAAAGCAAATTTTTGACTCTGCCGGCGCCCGCATCACGGCCGCGCGAACCTTGTCACGTATCGGTGTCGCCCCTACTTTCAACTCCTGAAATATCAAGGCGGTTTGATCGCCCATCGGTAGGTTACTAAGGGCTTCCAGTGCGCCGCGGCCGACGAGTGTTAAATGCGGTTCGCCGTCAACTATTGCGCCGCCGGACAGACAGCAGTATACTTTTTTATCTTTGAACTTTGTTTCAAAGACCATTAAGTTAATTTGTTTGTCTGTCGGCAATCTCGCTGTCCGCTGAATCTCTGCGAGCGTACCAGCCTCGGGCTTCGTGCCGTGGATCATCTTTGACGAAAGCGACATAACGATTAGGTCCGCTTGTCTTTCCTGGGGAACAGTATCAGATTCGGAGCCTTATGCTCGATCGGCTGATGCTTGCGGCGCGTTAACTTGCGTCGCGTTAATAACTCGAAGCCCACCAACCTAGACCAAGGAATGCGATAAACGCTGTCAACCTCGTCCGTATGATGCCAAAGTATCAGCATGCCGGGCGAATTGAAATTTATTTGTAGTGCCTCACGGTCTCCGGCGATCCTAAAACCGCCCTCGAATAAAAAAGCTATACCAAGATGTTCACGAGGTACAAAAACCTCGCCAGCGCCTTCGTAGTCGCCCGTGTCGAACTCTATAAAGTGCTTGAGGTGTCCTCGCCAATACTTCTCTTGCGCTGACTGTTTCATCATCTTGTCAATATTTCTTTGGATATTCCGCGATGATACGCTTTAGCACGTCTGGAATATAAGGATAGTATTCGTTCGCGTCGCCGAAATTCTCTTGCAAATCTGAATCGCCAAATAAGCGCCGCGCTTCCTCGTAGTATGGAACCTGACACCTGCGAAAGAAGTCTACGAATTCGTCTATGTCAGTAACTTTGCAGTAGGGGTTTTCCGGGTTGTGTTTTAATGGCCCAACACTGAGAAAAGAAAGCAAATACGTTGCGCCCTTTTCGCCAACAAATTCCTTAAGCGCATTTGACGCGACGTAGCCCTTGATATCGCATTTTCTTTGGTGGATTATCTTGAAGCCGTGATATTTAAGAATATCGTGAGACTGCCAAATAACGTAGGCTTCGTCTATGTCGTCAATGACATTCCCGCAAACGTCGCAGTACCATTTAGTAAGCGGCTTATCCATGAGCGTCCCTTGTGTGATTAGTCCAGCCGTCCGGCGATTTCTGTAGCTGTCGCGTTGTAGTAAATCATTAGCGACTTCAAGTCACGATGCCCGACCATTCGCGCGAGGTCAAGTACGTCCACCTTGCGCGCCAGTCGCGTTATTCCCTCGTGCCTCGTATCGTGAAAATGCATATCGACTATTCCGGCGCGGTCGCGAGCCTTGCGGAAAAGAGTGCTGATTGAATCCGCCGACACGTTAAAAACTCGCTCGTCATCCTGCGGCAACAGCTTGAGCAAACGAATCGCCTCGCGCGACAGCGCAACGTCGCGCGCGTCTCCGTTTTTCGATTTCGGTATGTGAGCGCAGCGGGCGTCAAGGTCCGTGTGCGCCCAGGTGAGGGCCGCAATCTCGCCCTCGCGCATGGCTGTCTCGATCGCGAACCGGAAGGCCACGGCGACGCGCTGTCCGGGCCGCTGCGGCGGTCCGCCGTCGAACCCGAGCGCGAGGCAAACCCGGCGCGCCTCGTCGTCTGACACGCGGCGCGTGCGCGGCTTGGCGCCCTTCGGTCTGTCGACGCCGGCAAGCGGGTTGACCTTGAGCCAGCGCCACGGCTTTACGCACGCCTTGAGCACGGATTGCAGCAGGTTCATTTCGCGCCGCACGGTCGAGTCGGCAACTTCCTTGCGTCGACGGTCCCGCCACTGCTCAAGGTCCGCGTCGGTCAGGTTGGCGAGACGACGCGCGCCGATAGGATCGCGCGCGAGCGCGGCGAGTCGTAGCTTCTCCCAATGGGCGCCGCCCTTGCTCGGCGAAATCTCGATCGCGTACGTGTCGCACGCGTCCTTAAGCGTCTTGTCTGGCAGCTTGTCGCCGCGTAGAACGGACTCGCGTTCGAGCGCCCAGGTTGCCGCGGCCGCGCGCGTTGCGAAGCTGTCAGACTCGCGCACGCCGTTGCGCTCGACTTCCGCCCGCCACCTGCTACCGCGTTTACGTATGTACGCCATTGGCGGGATTTTGGCGGGCGATATGCGGGAAAGCAAGGCGAATTGAGGGAAGCCGCGCCGATCGCAGGCAACAAAAAACGCGCTATGCGCGCGTTTTGTAAAGGAAAAGCTATTTTGTGGTTTTCCGCGGTTTTTGTTGGAATGCCGGAGAAGGGAATCGAACCCCCGACCCACGCATTACGAATGCGTTGCTCTACCAGCTGAGCTACCCCGGCGCGGGCGCGCAGTTTAGCCGCTGCGGGCCTCGATCTCAAGGCGATTCGGCCCG